TAAATCTCCTCTCAATCTCGACTTTTGTAGTGGTCGTCTCCACTTGATGAAAGAACTATACTTTCGTATACTGTGATAATAACACACCTAAAGTGGTTTGTAAATACTATCTAAAAAATAATTACTCTACTGGTCGATACTTTCCTCTAAATTGTAACATCTTCTCTTGCTGATCTTCTGGAACATATTTTTTAATCCACTCTTCTTGGGTCATTCTTCTCGGCACAAGTATGTTCTTACCGTTCTCATCTTTTGCTACTCGAGTGGTTACAATATCCTTTTCAAAGTAAGGAACGGTAGTACTTCTGCAATTAACATGCATCGGAGGATAATTTACATTGACAACAGCAAGGGCAACGGTTCCAATATAGCCATCAAGGTCTCGACATATATCAGATGTTCGCATATCAAGAGTAGCTAAATATTCATATTTTATTACTCCAGCCGCTTTGTACATATCAATAGCACCCTGGTTTGCTATATTATTAACCTCTGTCCTAGCTAACGCTCTCGCACGTTTCTTAGATACACCCGTTGCATTTGCAATCATATCTCCAAGCTTATTTGAATTGAACCCGCGAGAAAATGATTGAGGAATTATAGTTTTAAGCGATGCAATAAGTGCTGTTTTATCGGACCAAATCCTATCACTATAATTCTTTCCTTCCCATTTTGTTTTAACTGCATTGCGTACACCCACATCATCTATTGCGTCAAACCTTACTGCAACCTCAATGCCTTGAGCTAAATTGAAATAGGTATTATAGTAACTTGCAGCATAATTAACCATGAGCAAGGCGGTCATACCATTGTTCTGTACTGCCTTTAGTTTTTCAATATGAAACTGTATGTTAGCTTCTAAAGATTCCAATCTAGTTAAATATACTCGCTTACCCAATTGTTCCAGGTAAGCGATATAGTTTGAATCCATGCCGAGTTCGTTTGCAAGTTGATACCATTCTCTTAGTAGAGTATTAAATTCTGTAAACTCGCCTTGCAGTAATTTCTTCCTTACATCTGCATAAGGTATTTTATTCTGACGAGCATACTTTCCAAAGAAAGCATCAATCTCTTTTCGTACAGATGCGAGTGCTATATCATAAGCTGTCATCAGGTCTGTTTCAAATTCCACTACAGACTTTTCAGACTGTAACACATTGTCTTCCCCTCGCTTCTTCCAATAGTCTTTGTCTCTCATTATTTAGCACTCCTTTGTCCGGTTAAGGATGAATTAGCTTTATTACTATACTCCTGCTCCAAATCAAGATTTTCTTCCGTGTCTGCTAGCATAGACTCAACTTCCTTGTCCGCATCGAGTGACCAAGGATGATTTTCTGCAATAGTTTTTGCGGAAATAACACCGACCGATGTGAAACAATTTTGAACCGTCTCTGTCTCATTAATAATAACATCCGTATTAAATATTACATTGAATTCTACGGCGGTGTAATCAATCTTTTTCTTGTTTAGAATGTCTTGTTGCACAAACCAAACCAAAAGCATAATAGACCACTGAAATTCAGAACCCCAATCAACACAATCCATATCTAGGTCAGCATACATAAAACGAAGGGCAACACCTGACGTATCTCTAATATCCTTATTGGCAGTATTAACACCTTGTCCGAACTCGTATATATCTTCACGTAGTCTTTGGATATGTTTATCAATCTCTGTAATATTTAATGGAGTTTCAAGAACCTTTGCATCGCCATCACCTTGTACAAATAATGCTCGGTACTGATTCTTGTTGTGAACGAATTCCTCTTTTGAGCTGCCATCATAGTTTTTAATTACAATCATGGAGTTCGGAAAGTCATCTACATTGTTAGATATACCACTCGTCTTCTTGTCGTAATCATCAACCAATTCTTTAATACGAGAAAGTAAACTTTGCTCGTCTGTGTCGTACTTAAAAGGAATAAAAGGAATGTTCGACCAATTAACCCCTGTAACCGTGTCTACTCCATCCTGACTTACTTTTACATTAAAATGGAAGGAAAGCTCATTACCTGCGACAGGAATCATTACACCTGCGTCATTATAAAGGAAATGAAATACTCCTGACTTGGTATAGTAATCTACAAACTTAATATTCTTTTTCGTACCGCCTACATATTGGCATACGGTGTACTTACGGATAGCTGCATCTAAAACAGTATGGTCAGAATCAGCCCAAATAGGAATTACTTCTTCGGAGGCACATCGTTTAAATTTTAGCTTACCAAATTCATCGTAATAAACTAAGAGCCAACTAATGCCTTTTATGATTGAGTCTCTTCCGATATTTTTAAGCATCTTGTGGAAGTTCATATCAAAATATCCTACCCTAAGTTCTTCAAACATTGCACTCGCTACTTCATCATCAACATGGTTGGTGGAGAGTGTAAATGGTTTGCCGAGCATATAACCAATTTTCTGTCTAGTAAGTTTCTTCAAAAAATTGTGACTTAACGTGTTATTGCTAAGAACTTTAGAATCCATCAGGATAGCTGCATTCGTTTCGGGATCTCGGCCAATAACGGATCTCTTAGCTTCTAAAATCTTATTCTCATTCTCGTAGTACTTTTGCGCAACGTCCATATATAATCGTGCCGGACTAGATTCAAACTCACTGATTAGTGCAGTTATAAATGAAATCTGCTCCCCTTTGGATGTCGACCGTTCTGCTGTAGTACTAGCTATAATTTCTGTGTATAAATTTTTTAGAAACCCAAACATAAATATTCCTCCTTATCTCGATATGGGTTGTGGTACACCCGATCTGTATTCAAGTGAATCCACTCGTTTATGTAGCGACTTGTAACTTTCCTCTAACTTAGCGTATGCAACTAAAATATCTCGATACTCACGTTCCCTACGTTCATCGGTCATATCCATCTTGTTATTAATTCGCTCAATTGAACTCTTCATCTCATTAAGTGATAACTGCAAGGTTTGCAAACTCTGCGTGAGCATTCCATCCTTTATTCCCATTTCAGTTGCATCTCGTCTTCTGCCTAAGTAAAATGTGATTAATGACATAACAGCACCCAAGAGAACAAGTAGGGCGTAAATAACATTAGCATTTATTTGTTCCATTCTTATTCCTTCCTTTCTATTTATATACCTCTCCTATATATTATAATATAGGTGTCGGTACTTGTAAAGGGAGAATTAGAAAGAAAAGTTGGATTGTGCTAACTTCTCGCAAGCATATCTAATAGCATCCATAATATGGTTATACGCATCCTCAGGTTCGTTTGTAGGCTTACCTGTCTCTTTGCTTAGCTTCCATATATAGTTGTTAAATTCCACTAGCGTGTTAGGACATCTAGGGTGGACATATATTGTATAGTCTTGTAACTTTTGGATACCTGCACGCACGGAATCAGGGCCTTTCTTAGCGGGACGTATTCGCTGTATTCCTGCAATCCTAACTTCCTCTATGGACTTCGGCTCAGATGAATCGGCAACAACTAAGGAGCCTTTATACCCCTGCAAAGTAATTTGAGCTGCAATAGCATCATTTGTCATACGAGTCTTATAAAATTCATCGTATATAAATATCTGTTTCATCTTCTCATTAGCGAGTATTGCAGCAAAACCTGTTGGGTCATTTGAGAAACCCCAATCCAAACCGAAGAGTTCTTGGTATATCGGTTTGTTACTTCTATCGGTGAGAGATTTTAATGCGACATAATCAAATTCTTGCTCTACCCAATTCGTATATACAAGACCCTCTGAGATACCCCATTGTCCTAACCCCTCAATTTCGTACCGACGTGCATTGGCAATTTTCATCTCGTCGAACACTTTTAGATCCGCATCATCTAGGAACTCGTTGCATCTGTAGTCTGTTGTATTACATAGTATATCTTCCCGCCGAAGACCCTTATCATACACATCAAAGAATCTAGCCTTAAGCCATATATTTTCACTCCACGGATTGAAGGTAAAGGTAATCTGTTTAAAATATCCCGGAGGTAATTTACCACGAATAGATAAATCCAACTTATTAAATTCAGTTTCATCACTTATCTGAAATGCTTCCTCTCCTTGTATTCAACTAAGTTCGCTAGTCCTTAGCCCGTTCTCTTATGAACTGCTATATGTCACCATATAGAGTAGACTATATCTTCATTCTAAATTAGAATGCCACCCGTTTCCACTCGCTTGAGTGTATGCCCACAGTAAATGTAGGTCTTACTAGTCGTTGAACGTTCTATCGATTATATGTTATTCCTTTCAGTATGTTATAAATGGTTGCAGTAGATACATTAAATTTGTTAGCAATAGCAGTAGCACCTAACTCCTTATCGTATCCTTTATAATTATCCCTAACCCATTGTACCTGTTTATTAGATAATTTACTTGCAGGATTGTTCTCACCCTTTAGTGATTCTTTTAATCCTAATTTGTATGCATGGTCAAGTTGTTCTTTTCTTGTTGCCCATTCAAAATTATCTAATCTATTATTTAGTTTAATGCCATCTAAATGATTTACAGTTTCTTTATTTTCTGGATTAAGTAAAAATGTTTCTGCGACTAATCGGTGTAAAGGTCTTTCTCCATTAGGTAGAGTTATTATAACGTATCCATCAGCTGATAACCTATTTGTAGATTTAATAAGTTCTTTACTATTAAATCCTTTACCATTAGCTAATCTTTTAACTCGACCTAAATTAGATACTTGATACCG